CATTGGCAGCTTCAAGGTCCATTTTTGCGTAAGTGACATTCTCGGCGAAATGAGTGCGGGTATAAACTTCAGCGTCCGCAACAGTCTTCGCCGGGACAAACTCATCTGCAACAACAGGCTCGTTGACACCGACAGCATCCAGCCCGCCAAGATCAAACGACAATTGTGGCCCAAGCTTCTGGCTATAATCGTCAAGAAAGTGATTTTCTCCTTTTGCCCACCCGCGCACTTGGTCAAGAAAGGCTTGCTTGTTCATAAGAACGGAGGTTGGAAAGCAATAACATAAAACATGCTGTCTGCCTGGATAGTCTCCCTTTGGATAAATCCCGCCGCCGTTTGGGCCACCGCTGGCGACACCGTCACACACATCTGTCAAGGGATGGCCAGTAGATAGATTAAATTTAAGTTCAGAAACCCACGGCATCGAATCAACTGTATCAAGATAAGCGTCCTCGTGAATCTGAGACACTTCGTTTCTTGCCAACCGCAGCGCGTTGTAGCTCATCCCCTTGGTCGATTGCCCGGCGCTTAAATCAACCTGTCCGGGCTTCCTTGTGAGCCCCTTGGTTCCCGTCGCCCGCTCTTTCGATGTCTGCCCATAAAGCCGGTTTTGAGTCCAGCGCGTCCCCTTGGCTTCGGGCTTTAAGTATTGCTCAAGTTCCTTCTGGATTTTGACAGCGGCCGTCTTGCCGTCGATCCCCTTCAATAATATCTGATTAATCTTCTCGGCGCCGCCGTTTTCCAGGTTCCATATTCGGTCGGACAGGTTTCTGGTTCCGCCATATGTCCGAGACTTGGCCGCGTGCATGACCCGTTGGCTCTGACCGGCACTAAAGCCGGTCACGTGCGGGTACTTGTCTGGGATATCGAACGGCCCGGAAAAGTCGCCTTTGCTTTCTTCTAGCGCCCGCGAGCCGAGATAATAATCGTATAAAATTAAATGCGCCGACTGGACGTAACCGACGGTCTCAGCCATTGCGCCATCCAGCATTGAGCGATAAGACTCAACCAGCTGGCTAAGTTCGCTCTTAACAAACGCCTGTACGTCTAAGAGGCGATGGGGGACTAACATGCCATCGTTTCCGGCGGCCCGCGCAACTTCCGCGCCGAGCCTGTCACTAAACTGCGTGAACATGTCGGACACTTGAGCCGTTATGTCGAGTAGCAGCTCCATGTTTTGGGCCGAGGCATAGAGGAGCGCGTCTTTGCGGTTTAGCTTTGGGGTGGCACGTTCTTCGAGCAAGACGCTCATTTAGCGACACCTGCCGGCACTTTGTCGACCGGGTGATCCGCCATCCGTGCTTTCATTGCCGCCAAACTGTTGGCAATCGCATCCGTTTCCTTGGCCTGATTCTGTTCTTTGGCAGCGTCCATCTCTTCAAGCACCGAATCGACATCCATGTCAGTGATAACTTTCTTAAGCAGCTGAAGCATGACTTTGTTCGGCAAGCCCAAGCTTTTAATCTTTACCGCCCCGTCGATCACATCTGAAAATGTCTCGTTCGAGCGATCCGGCCAAACGATCGAATACGTGACCGACTCCGGCAGGATTCCGAGTAGCAACAACTGAAGCTCGATAACCGGCTTAATGATCTCGTCGTCAATCCAGTCGTCAATCTCTTCTAAGTTTCGAAACATCTGGGCTTCTTGCTTTTCCAGAACGTCCCGGTTGATGTCCTGGCCGTAGCCAAGCACTGATTTGGGTACCGGCGACGAAATAAACATTGTGTCGATGTGGTGCTTTACGTCGGCTATCTGCTCAAGGTTGGCGTCGCCCTGGACGGCCGTAACCTTCGTTTTCTTGTTGGTGAAAAAATCAGCTATCGCGGCGAATGGGTTGTTGAGCGTGTCTTTGTTTCGCTCTTTGTAGGCCTCGATCTCTCCGTCGGTAGCATCTTCAAGTTCGTGAATATATTTCATTCCCGCCCGTGTCTTGCGCCGGATCGCCATATCGGTTTCACCTTCGCGGGTCTTTTTATAGCTGCCACGCATCGAGCGCAACAAAGAGTTGCCGTAGCGGCCGTCAAGATGGTTCCAGCGGGCGTGTACGATCTGCCACTCAGCAAACCAGACGTCAACGTCAGCGGTATTAAGATCGAGTGCGTACGCGGCCCCGGTCATGGAATCAACTTGTGCAAACGCCTTAAGCGAATCGTCGAACTCGTCTAGCTCGTTGCTGTTGCGCCGGATAGTGTTTGCCGGCATCTTAACCAGCTTGACAATCTTATCCCCGGAGACGACGACCTGAAGAAACAAGTCGCCTTCGATCAATCCCTTTTTGACGTTGGCTTTGAGTTTGCCGAACAGCTCCACGGTCTCGCTCAGCGCCCCTTGCACGGCTTCCGCTTTAGCGCCTTGTGCATCAGTAACGTCGACCGTGAAGCCGCCATAGGTCGCGCCGCCGGCAGCTTTATCGACGATTCCCTTGACGCGGTCATCGTTGTGGTACATCTCGTTAGCGTCCTTGATAACAACTAATCGATCTTGGTCAACCCTGAAGCGCTCGACAAGGCGGATATGCTTCGCGGTCTCTTCGGTCGTGCCTATCGGCCCGGTCGTCGGTCGGCCTTGATTGCTTGAGCCGCGCCACGCCGATATCGCTGTCGTTATTTTATTAATCAAGCCGGTGCTGACTGCCTGCATTAATTAAACATTTCCTCTACTCGTTTCCTTGACGCCGCAGCGGGTGTTGATGATGAGGCGGCGGCTTTGTCGCTGAGCATGTCGTCTTCAATTCCGTACCTGGCAGAATCGATCGCATGTTGATCTTTGTCGGGAAACCGGCTCTTAACCTCGCCGTTCCGATCCATCTCAAGCGCGTAATTGATAAATTCCTTGGCTGCTCTCGGGCAACTGCCACCGTCAATCACGATCTTATCGAGACCTTGTAAAAACGAAACCCCAAAGTCGACCGAATCAGGTCCCTTCTTGGCTGGCTTTATAACCATACCCATGCCTTTAAGCTCCGATATGCTTTTTGGCTCAGCACTGTCCGCAATGGTCATGCGGCTAATGTAGGGCTTGGCCTTCTCGAAGAACTCCCGATTATGTAGGCCGATCCCGCTGATCTCTTCCAGAAAATAAAGCGTCCGGCGCGTCCGATCGAAGTGCATTTGCTCAAAACAAAGTGGGTCGACCGCAAAGCCAAAATCTAAGCCCTGCCTTATCTGATCAAATATTGCTCTTTCGTCGGCCGGGATCGTTCTTATCTCGACATTCGTAAATACCTCAAGACCGGTGCCTACCTCTTCACCGAGGTATTCATGACGATAGGCCATTTCGTTATTGACTTTGAGCGCCTCAGCAAGAGCCAAGAACCTCTGGCCAAGCCATTCAGGTGGCACCGCACGAAAGTCCGACGAATGCACGCGCTTGCCGGGCGCACTGATCTTTGATTCCTGGTTGACCCACGATCGACCGGACTTCGGCGGGTTGTAGGAGTAAAAGGCTATCCGATGCCTGTCTTCGCCGCGAAAGAGCGATTGCAGGATGTTCCGTATCTCTTCCATACCCGCGTACTGATCGAGTTCCTCAAACCAGACGTATTTGATGTAGCCGCGTCCAAGATTTACCGACTTGATTTTTCGCGGGTTGTCGGCCCCCTCAAGAATTATCTTTTGCCCGGTTTTCCGATGAATGATCTGCATCGGAGAAACTTGAAACTTGAATAGGTGGTCTATCCCGAGCCTGCCGGCCGACCACTCGAATTGTCCGTAGACTGTGTTTCGCAGTTCGTTTTGATAGCGCCTACACGCTACCGCATTTGCCTCAGGGTCTCTAAGCATTCCGAGAAGTATCTCGATGCTGATGAACGTGGACTTAAGAGAACCACGGCCGCCCCTTAACCAATAGTCGTCATAAAGCTCTTGCTTTATCTCGTGGTGTAGTCCGTAAAAGCTCTTGCCAATGAGCTTGTCGAGCTCGACGTTCATGACTTCGGAACATTATCGACAATGACAATATTCAGGTTCTCAATACCTTTTTCGTCCTTGAACATTCCGACGTGCTTCCCAAGCAGCTCAAGGGTCTTAACCTTATCTAGAAGCTTGATTTCCCGCTCGACAATCTCGCCGTCGTCGGTCGGAATGATTTTAACTTTCACGCTCGCTATCGTGGCCGTATCGTTGCGGTTGGCCTCACCCTTGACGGTGGCCTCGTTCATGTTGATGACATCGGTGGGGTTAACAAATGCAATTTTGGCCAGCTCTAAAACGATTCGGTCAGCATTTATCCCGGTTCTTTTCGAGCGCTCGGCCATCGCCTGGAAAATAGCCACATTAACTCTTGGCCGGTTGTAAATTTGCGACCCCTGCTTGTCCGCAGTTCTAGCGCTGTAGCCAGCCCTGATGCAGGCCTGCATCTGATTAAGATCGATCAAGTATTCCTCAACAAAGCGCTTTTCGTGCGGCGTAAGCTTAACGAGCGCGTCCTTGTTGATCGATTGCTGGATTAATCGGTCGCGGCATTCATCGTCAAGCTGTTGCTCTTCGAGTGTGAGTGTTTTAGCCATTTTTTTCGACCTCGATTATTCCACGGGAAATAAAAAAGCCCGCCAATCTCGCGATGACAGGGGAGAAAACGTTCTTTGGTGACTCGTGTGGTAACGATATCAAAATACATCGGCGGACTACGGTTGTCAAGTGTTTTCTTTGCGCAGGTAAAAGGGTGTGT